GTAGACAATGAGTAATAAAATAAAATTCTACCCATTCGTTTCTGATGGAGACCCTTATGGCGTAAGGTTTGTACCTTATGACGCTACCAAGTTTGAGCTGAAAGCCATAAGGGATAACTTTGACTCAAAGGCTTTGTTCAATAGATTTAAACAAAATACCGAAGGATATGTTCCGACGTATAATCCAAATAAAGACTATGCAGAAAATCTTAATGACTTGCATACTAAGCTTGGATATTGGCCTGTTCCCTTGACGCATCAATTTGTATATGAAGATATACCTATAGAGTATGATGATGAGTGGACCGAAGAAACATCACAACCAAACTATAAACACCGTTGGGAGTTAGAGGACCGTAAAGAATATTACGAACCGCCCAAAGACGACGAACCACCATTTTAAGGAAATAATATGAAACCAATACAAGAATTAAGTGAATACGATTGCGAACAAAGGGGAGATGCATTTATATATCCAGATATACCCAACGAGCTATATCATTCCGAAGTAGGAATAAGCAGTAGTACCTTGCGTAAGTTTGGACATTCGCAGCTACATGCAATCAATGAAGAGCAAAAGACTACAGATGCTATGAACTTTGGAACAGCGGCCCACTATATGTTAGTAGAAGGGGAGGTTGTATTTAATCAAGAGGTAGCTGTGCTTATGGGCAGTCCTTATACCAAAGCTTATAAAGAAAACAAAGCTGACATGTTGGAAAGATACTCATGCGTTATAAAAGAAACAGAACTAAATCATATAAAAGGTATGAAGGAAAACATTATAGATGAGGCCAACATGTATTTGCAGGCAGATGATAAATTGCCAGAAGCTAGTTTCTTCTGGTATGAAGATAAGGTTCTTTGCAAGTGCAGGCCTGACTTAATATGTCCGCCTTTCAAAGGTTTACATAAGCCTGGAGAAATTTATGTTGTTGATTACAAGACAACCAAATCATGCGACCCAAAACAATTTGCTGATTCAGTTAAATACTGGGGCTATGATATGCAGGCAGCTTGGTATAGAAGGGGTATGGAGAAAGCTGGATATAATGTTAAAGAGTTTGCTTTTGTAGCTCAAGAGAAATTTCCGCCTTATGCTAGTAAAATATTTATTATTACTGACGAACAAATGGACTCTGCTTGGGAAAATATGCAAATATTTTTAGATGATTATAATAAATATTTACATACTGGGAAGGTAAGCATTTATAACTCGGACAGCATTGTTACGCTGGATTTAGATGAATAAAAATTTAATAGAAGAAGTTATCGCTGAAATCAAAAGAGATATTGATATGAACAATCTTATGGCCTTACGTGAATTGTTATCAAAGCTAGTAGACAATAAAGAGACGAGAAGTATGTTAATTATGTTTTTAAGCGAGTTTCCAGAACTAAGAGAGAAATACAAGGAGAAACCTGGTGAGTAAACCCTGGCACGGCGGTAAAGGCGACAAACCTAGAGCCAAAAGCCCAGATAAATGGGATAAAGGTTGGGAAAGAATATTTAACAAAGCCAAAAAGAAAGTTACAAAAGAAAAAATAGACATAACCAAACTTAAGAATGTTTGGGAAGAGAAGTCTACAAAGAAGGAGAAACAAAATGAACAAAGCTAAATTAAAAGAAATATGTATTGATGCTTTTGAAGAAGCAGAAAAAGAATCTATGGAACGAACAAAGCAGTATTATGTGTGTCAAGTGGCTAGAAAAATGTGGTTAGCTCTTGGAAATCCTAACTCCTCTGACAAATTACATACTAATTTAAGAGATAGTTTGTTTGTATTAATTAGAGAATCTTTTGATGAAATGTTGGAGAAACAAAATGAACAAAGCTAAATTAGTAGAACTAGCGGAAGAAGTATTAACTGATATTGATGAAGCATCAAAGGATTCATTAAGACAAGAATTAGAACCGAATATGTGTTATGCACTTAGTAGAAGATTTTTACATGCTTATTATTATTCAAGAGATACATCAAAAGAGGGTATAGACAGAAAAAACTATGCGTATGCTTATGACTCTGTAAAACCAATACTTGATGATTGTATAGATAAATATCTTGGAGAAACAAAATGAAAAAAACATTTAGTTGGAAAGATATTGACATAATGAATAGAGAACAAAAATTAATATATTTTAAAAACTCACTTAAATCGTACAAAAAACGTGATAGTGCTTTTGTTAATTTTTTAAATAGTGATGTGTACAAAAAACATATTGCTTGGTACAAAAAAACAATTAATGAACTGGAGAAACAGAATGACAGATAACGTAAACCACCCCCCACACTATCAAGGCGATATAGAATGTATTGATGCTATAGAAGCCAGTATGACTCCGGAAGCTTTTGCAGGGTATTGCAAAGGTAACATTCTTAAATACATGTGGCGTTATGAAAAGAAAGACCAGCTTGAAGGCCTTTTAAAAGCAAGATGGTATTTAAATAAATTGATTAGTCTTCAAGACTAACTTCTAATTCTTTTTCAATATTTAATAAAAACAAAATATTTTTTTTAACTTCAAAATATTCTTTTGCTGTTTCTAATTCTGTTTCTGCTTTTTTAATTTGTTCGTCAATAGTTTCTGTCATATTAAAATGCTAGGCAGGGAGTTATGGATTAACGGAGGTTCCCTTGAGGCCCCTAGCAAGCCTGTAATATCTATAAAGTAGGTTTCGCAGGTTTGTTTTCTTCTGCTTTTGCCATACTTGGAGGTACGCTTACCTTTTTAGGTGGCGCAATTCCATTATCTTTTGGAGTACGAAACGCAACTATCTCATTTGTAGTGTCTGGATAGCTTTCGTTATCACTCTCTCTTTCTGAAAAAGTACAAACCAATTGTTTGCCCTGTAATTCAGAAGCATCATCTGGTGGTGTTTCTAAACCAACAGAGTTTAACAAGCGTTTAAAATCAGAAGCAGCGTAGCCTCTAACTTGTTCTTGTTTTTCAGCATCATCATTTGTATACCAAAGACTAAAGTATTTTCGAACAATCCAACCATTATATTTAGGTTCGTTATGTACTTTAACCTCTAGCTTAATGCTTTTATTACCAGCAGCAGACATGTGTGGCACGCATTCGCTAATAATACAATTATAATCACCTTTCGGTATGTAAGAGGAAGATTCCTCTTGTTCTGATTCTACGTTAGTAAAATCAATTCCTTCAAAGTCAGACATTATGCTTCTCCTGTAAATCCTAACTTGTTAATAATATGTGATAAATTAGGTTCTTCTAGGTCATCTAGTTTACCACTCCTATCCTTAGCAATATAATTTGCTCCGAGAGTTGTTTGCAACCACCTTTCAGTAGCTTTCTTTCCTTTCTCGTCTTCCGTATCAAATGTTCTCAAACATAACACCTCATCAAAGAAGTAAGGAATCTGTGTAGGCAGCTTTGTACCAACCATCATAGGTTGATAATGCAACATACCTGTAGCGTCATCTCGTATCTCTTGCTGTTTAGCAATAAATACAACATGTATTGGAAGGTCCCTGAACCTACGCATAGTTTTAGTCATTATCTGAATGACCTCACCATAAGCTTTTCTTGGGTCCTTGCTTTTCTTTAACTCATTTGCCAAAACAATTTCAGACATTTCTGTAACGCTGTCTAAACAAACGGTATCATAATCTAACTCACCACTTTCTAGTAGCTGTGCTATTTCTTCTATCTCGGCAGCTTCTTTTACTTCAATAGCAGTAACATTTTTAGCGTCCTTAATAGATAACAAACCAGCTTCCATACTTACGACAAGTGTTTTACCTGGAACAGTTTTACAGAGAGTAGTTTTACCTGCTCCTGAAATACCATATACAAGTAATTTAGCGCCTTGCAATTCAACTAAATCACTTGGGCTTTTTATACGACTTAATATATCGCTCATAATTTTTCTCCTAAAGATAAAATAAGAGTATACATCAGAAAAATATAACTGTATACTTTTAGTTCAAAAAAAATTTATTACAAAAAGCAACTATGAGCGAAGTAAATAAAAACCAATGGAAAGTGAATTACTTATACAGGTTACAAGAAATTTGTAAAAAAGACATACAAGAGTTTTATGATAACAAATTAGAGCCTGAATTAAAGGAGAGAGAAGTGAATAGAATATCTTTAAAAGATTATATTGCCTATATAGGCAATGCTGGTGCAGCAAAATTATTTGAGTGTACCGAAAATACTGCCAAGTCTTGGAGGTATGGCCGAAGACAGCCATCAATAAAACAGGCCAAAAAAATAATCAAAGCAGCCGACGGAAAGCTGGACTTTGAATCTATTTATGGGCCACTTGAAACTAATTTTGAAGATTAATACAAGTGTTCAACGTCAAAGCAACAGCAGAAGACTCTGCGTTGGATTTAGCACTTGCGTATGCAGAATCAGGTTTCAGCGTAGTACCGCTACAACGCCATAACAAAGTTCCGCCCAAGGAACTAGGCAGTTGGGAAAGATTCAAAAGCGAGCAGCCAACAACAGAGGAAATAACTAGATGGTTTAAAGGCCGTGATGATTTAGTCGTAGCTTTAGTAACTGGTAAATTTTTGGTCGTAGATGCAGATACACCAGAAGCCGTCATATGGGCAGCAAATAATTTACCAGTTACCCCCTTAAAGGTAGCTACTGGCAAGGGTATGCACTACTACTATAACAATCCAGAAAATTTTACGACTTATGTAGCAAGAAGGGTAGCAGATTATGACCCCGATAAGCTTATAGACATAAGAGGCGTTGGTGGTCTAATTATAGCCCCCTATAATATACATGCCACCGGCGTCATTTATGAGCCTCAGTTAATAGAGGACTGGGAGTTACATGATACAAACGATTTGCCAGACTTTACAAAGGACCATTGGGTTAAAGTAACTGGCGCAGATAAAATAAATGGTAAGCCTATATCAACACCACTATCTCTTGAGTCTGTAAGTGAGGGAGGCAGAAATGATACTGCAGCAAGAATAGCTGGTTATTTAATAGCAAAAGGTTTA